GAATGCGAGAAGGGTATTCGGCCCTGTAGGCAGAATACGCTTCGTCCCAGACTTCTTCGTAAGGCTGACGATACTCTTTGGCGTTGTCATACATCTCTTTAATGGCTTTGCCGACATCATCTAATTCGGCTACCACTACAGTGACATCTGACCCCTCCTCAGAACCTTCCTCAACCAGTTCTTCTTCTAACTCTTCAACTGCCATCTAGTAAGTCAAAAACTTTTTTGTCTTTAGCTTTTACCTTTTGGTTCTGCAAAGACTTTTTAGGTTTAGTTTGTACTTCTTTAATCTTAGCGGACCTAGAAAATCCCCTTGGTCCACCTCCCATCTCATCAAGTATTTCACCAGCCCTACTCTTTGGGAGTTTCTTTTTTAAGTATTTCATCCTTTGACTCCTATTCTAGGATGAACTTTCCGCTTTTTCTTCCTTCGCTGGCTTTTCTTTTGGAGTACTTTTTTTCTCATCAGCCTTAGCTACTGGAGCAGGGTTTTTTGGTAGAAAAGTTTTTCCGTGTGCAATACTCATTAGAACATTCCTTTCAATTTTTTAAGTTTAGCCATTTTTTTATCAAATGATTTTTTCTTTTTTTGTATTTTGTTTCCCACGCCTGATTTAATACCGGACAAAAATCCTTTTTCGTCTTTTTTCTTTTTCTTAGCCATAGCTGGCTTGGTTTTGCCTCTAGCAATCTTGCCGGCAACGCTACTTCTTTTTCCGTAGGGCATTATTTCTTACTCCGATTTTTGGATTTAGAGATAACTCTTAGGTTTTTCTTGGAGTTGTTTCTGGGATTCCCATCTTTATGATCGATATCCTTTCCGTCACCTTTTTGGACACGCCCACTCGCTGTGAGGGATCTTCTGGCTTTGTTTCTCGATGCACGTTCAGTTTTAGCCTTTTTTGAGGCGTGGTCCCTTGCATATTCCTTCTTGTAGTTACGTTTTTTCTTCATGCTTCTTGAGCGCGTCAGTAAAATTTAACAGAGCGTTATTAATTGACTCAAGAAAGTAAGAGATTCGTTGTAATTGAGCTTCGACTTCTTCAAACTGAGGTCCAAGGTTTATGTCTACAACAAAAACGTCTTCTTCTTCGTTTCTTTCTTCTTCCATATTCCTTTGGTCGCAGGGGTGAGCAAAAGAAGGGAGAAACCCCACCCCTGCTAGAGCAAGGAGAACACCCAAATTAAGCATTATTTTTTAGAGTTATTCAAGTTTTAACTTGAGTGTAAACCATTAACACTTTACCTTTTTAGTAATTTGCACAATTTAGGAGGAAAATGCCAAAACTAGCCATTGCAATTGATAAAATTTGTTTCAACGAAAAATGTAAAAAACCATTTGTAGATAACTGGGGGACAAAAAAGTTTTGTTCAGACGAATGCAGACAGAAACACCGCTGGAATCTCAGATCAAAAAAAGGCGATAAGCGCGGAGGATATAATCGAAGGATATACATAACCTTGTGGATGGAAGCAATGGGGTTAGAGGTAGACACAGTTCCGTGCCACTATTGCGAAAGCCCTGTAACTATAGACTCTTTTGTTATTGACCATAAAATACCTAGTTCTGAATTACTTACTAGAACAGAGAAACAGGAGATATCTAATTTAGTTATCTCTTGCAAATCGTGTAATTCACAAAAAGGTGTACTACCTTACGATATGTTCTACGCATGGAAACAATCTACCATTAAACCCCAGGAGCCTGATAAAGAGAAAACCTCTTCGGCTCAGGACGATAGCCCTGTTCCTTCCAGCGAGTCGAGCCAGGATAAAGCTTCGTAGCAAATGCCGCAATAGCAAGACTCATAACGCAGTCATCATGGCTACCGGTGGCTGCACTCATAGATCCGTTACTTTGAAAAACAAAACTCGCCATCTCATCTAGAGTGGTTTTGTTGTGTATTTCAATTTCACGCTCTCGTACCAACTCACGGAGGTTATCAATAATAACAGGCTTAGTCCTAAGTGTGGTCTTGAATCCAAGTTTCCGTGTCGCGCGGTTACTCCGCTCATCTAAAATTTTGTCGTAGTAAAGATTAGGATACTGGTGGATCTCTTGTAGAAATTTTAGGGAAACCAAACCGTGATTATTACTCTCCACTGCAACCATTGCGTTGTTGTACCAACGGCCCAGACTTACCAACTTCCACGCAAGAAGGTCAGGATCGATGCGAGTCCGTAAAATGGCTTGCTCCTCGTAGGTCAGGGCATCCAGTACGATAGCTACGCTCCAATCCGTATCCCTAGTCCCAATCTCAATACCCTCTGAGACATCGCAACCTATCCTATACTCCCTATCGGACTGAGGAGGAGTCCATACAATTAGTTCTCCCTCATCATCAGCCTTCTCTAAATAGTACCGATTTAGTCCGGTATCATTTCTTTTTTGTTTTACAGGTATATTATAAAGACCAGGGGGAGTTTCTCTCCCCCTTTTTTCTGCCTCTAGTTGCATAAAATGCAACGATTTCTTGTCAAAAACACTTCTACCAGTGGTTAAAAACGCTTCTGATGCGTTACATGGATATTCCTGTCTAAACAGGTCTATATCCCCATTACACTGGACATCTATGGTCTGCCTACGCCATTTAAGCGTTTCCAAGTCTATTTGGAATCGCAGATCCCCCTCCAGAGTTGAATACTCTGAGTAGTGACCCAAGAGTTTCGCTTCCTCTTCGCCACCATAAGCAGGGTCTTGGCCCAAGCTATCCTTAAAAGTCTGCTTCTCTTTGTCATCTTTAAAAGGAAGTCGGTACTCCGAAAATACATAATATGGTATAAATACCGCAGACCACCCTGAAGCTGGGTTTTCTTCAGCATCTTTCCAGCGCTCGTAGAAGATGCCACCCACGCCATTTGCCGTAGACTCCAAGAAAGCCTCCGTCTGGTAACCCTGAACGACTGTGTTAAGGACTCCCAGTAAGTACTCGTTACCGCTCTCACCCCAGAAAGCCACCTCTGAGCAATGGAGGAGGTCCACTTTACTGCCTCTGACTTCTTTACCGCCAACTGTTGCCAAACTGTAACTTGACCCCAGTTCTGACCATACGAGTTCGTTCTTGCCTGAGTATCTAACCTCCGGTTTAATCTCTGTTGGGAGGTTCTCCTCAAATCTTCTTGCCATATTAAACATCGAGTTTGTAGCACTGCGAGAATGTGTAACAATTTGAACATTACGATTCGTTCTAGTCGCAGCTTTCGCAAAATAACGTCCTTGAACATAAGTACTCATTCCAAGCCGCCTGGCTTTTAATACAATGATTCTAACCATGTCCTGCTCTTTTAACTGCTTCTCTGCTACCGCATGAACAATCATCTGAGCAGGGTTCAGATCAAAAGGGACCATCATTCCGGTCCCAAATTCTTCTACCTTTAAACCTACCTTGAAGTAGGCAACCGGATCTTCATAGATTCGGTTTACTAGTTCCTCTAAATTGTTATCTGACTGCAATGTAAAAGTTGTGACTATCGATGGTTGCAACCTTTCGCATACTCTTTAACCAGTATGGTTTTCGGTCCTTTAATTCAAAGTGGTCTGCTCCATCTGCATAATCAATTGTGCCTCGCAAAACGTGATTAGAAATCTCCACTGCTTTATTCCATGATTTTCTGTTTTTAATCACTTCTGGTCTTCCATCACAGTAAAAACTAAAAGCACACTTATGCAATAATGGTTTTCCACTTTTGCCTTTGCGACCCTGTGTCACTACCTCCATTACACTGTTGGGAAACTTCTTACTGGTTACCCTGTTGCGTATGACTGAGGCAACTGCAAGTTGCCCAGTCGTAGATTCACTTCTGGCCTCAAAATAAATAGCTGTACTCATCCAAAGTACATCTTCTGATAACTCATCTATTTTTGCTGTATCTGCACCTGTGAAGGTAAAGATTAGCGGTAATATGATAAACTTCACCATATAACCTCCCTAAAATATTAATTTGCGTATTGTTTAGTCCCTGAATTGAGACTTAGATCTAATAAACATGAGTGGCAAACAGCAAGGTTCCTATTAAAACCTCCCTGTTCATAATGGGGAAATAGGTAGTCTGCAGTACAACTGCAGATACTACATTCTTTGTTTTTCTTCTGGTTCAGAAGCACTTTTGGTGGTGTTAGGCTCTTCATCTACTTCGTATAGATCAACCGCCTTGACCCAAGGAAACCCAGCACAATTGGCTACTTGCACCATAAAGTCTTCCAGATCACTAATATCCAATATTGGATTCTGAATACTGCAAGAAGCAATCGCCTTTCCTGCCTCAAAGCGAAATTCCCATTTCTGTAAAGGTGAGTCCATTCTTATTCCTGTTGCTCGTTGATAGGCTAACCTATGTTCTTTTTGTTTTTGTGACTCTTTTTCCATTCCTCTTTGTCATCGTCTTTACGTTAGTAGGCCGTCCTCCAACTCCCTGAGCCACAGATCTCTTACGTTTGACCGCGCTCCTCTTCTGTGAGTCAGTCATTCTCGCGGCTTTACTAGCCGGTACACACTTGGGGTAACCTTTGCTTGATGTGCTTGCCTTCTTTCTTCCACACTTCGGATGACCTCCTCCCTTCTTTTTACGGCCTATATCAACCCAGCCCTCTTTGAACCACTTGTCTAGACCACCTCTGTTCGCCATAAGGCTACTTCTTCTTACGCAATTTCTTCAGATCTGCTGCCGTTATTTTTTTTCTAGGCGGTGCAACCGCAGCTAACTTCTTCTGCTTCTTACTGTATTTACTATGTGGCATATTTATCCTTTTATAGTCTCTGTAATCACCATCAACAAAACTCACTTCTTCTTCTTAGAGGATGACTTTGTCCTCCAGGTTCCACCCATCGCCTTATACCGTTTTGCGGCGTACCCATTTGCATAAGCACTCGGATAAACCTTGAACTTACGCTTCGCCTCAGCTTTGGCCTTAGACCATAACGATGGGTTGTTCGGTACGTTCTTACTCATTATCTACAGTTCCATGCCCTAAGACTCTTGTTGATCCTTGAATTAGGATCACGCGCGGTCTTGGCACTAGTAAGTTTTTTCTTCATCCCCTTCATCCGCGCACAAAAGGATTTTTTCCTTTTGGCAGCGGATTTTGTCTTAGGCTTAGGAGCCGGTGGCTTTAGATTTCCACCACTGGCCCTGTTATAAGAAGCCCTGCCTTTCGCATTCAGGCCACCTTTTGGGTTCTTGCCTTCTTTCCGCTGCCACGCAGGGCTTTTCTTTTTGGTCACTTCTTCCTCATGGGTTTCTTCCCATAAGCCGACTTCTTACTCTTCTTCATCTTCTTACCGTACATCATATTGAGTCCTTTATGTCTATAGGTTCACCTGTTTTAAACGGATTGCACTCCAATACATAATTAACTAAATCCTCCTTTAACTTAGGATCTCCTTGAAGTTCTCGCAATAAATACTCTTCTGGTCCTATTTCGCTCCTTAACCTATCCAATATACAATCACACCAGACGGCTGCCGCCATAGGCGGTGAGCCGGATGACTTGATTGCATTATTGTAACAACCAAACCACTTTAACCGAATATCTTCCGTGCTGTACGTTTTGTTGTCACCAAATGCCGGCTGACCACAGCTATATAGGAGCAACGCAATTATCAAATATCTCATCAGTTTCTTTCTTGTACTCCATCTCGCCATCACAACAACTGAAGTTAGGCATATTACACTTCGTACAATGGTAATGTCCGTGGCACTCAACCATGCTCACTGTACTATAACAAAACTGGCACTCGTAGTACTTGTTATCCATTACTTCTTTTTGGTCTTACGCTTTGCTGCTACTGTTTTCTTAGCAGGACTCTTCTTCTTTACTGTTCTTTTAGATGAAGACTTTGTTTCTGTCTTCCCTTGGATATGATGCACTCCAGGTTTGGTCTCCCTAGAGTTTGCCCAACTTGTCGTTGTTTTCTTTGCACCCTTTCCCTTCAAAGTCCTAGTTTTTACAGAACCTATATTCTTGCCACCTTCACTCCTGCTCATTTGATGAGAGTACCTTTCTTTGCCCTTCTTACCACTAACCGCATAAACGTAGTCACCATCAGCTTTTCCAGAAATCAACTTTTCACTATGGTAATCCTTCTTACGCTGCTTCTTGGTAGGCTCTATAGTCCTGTAACCACTACTGCTTTTTCTCATAAGGTCTCCCTATATACTATGTATATATAGTATGTATATGTATATATATGGACTGTATCGCAACTCCGTTGCTCACAGTCCTCTGTCCCTTTTATACCAATTTGTGTAAATTTAGTCAAGAGTCTCTATATGTTCAAGTTGATAAACTTGTACTCAACCTTTTTCTCCTGCTTCGGCTTATTCATCTCCCTATGGAAAAGTATACCCACCAGTATTAAAACCATAACGGATAAAAATAGTATCGTCTTTAGTAGATCCATGACTATAAATGCATTGGAGGTAATACTTTATCCAAGGTCAAACCCTTCTCTCGTACCAGTTTCTCCTTCTCTACCATGTCCGCAACCTTAGCGTATCCTGCAAGGTCCACTAAATTGTCCCTCTTGTGCCTGTGTATTTCTCTTACAAGCTTCAATCCGCACATCATTAAGGCTACCTTCTCCGGTGGGATTGGTTTCGTTTCCAGTATTACCCCCCACATTTTACCTATACGAA